AGGTGTCCTCCGGCTGAAAAGCCGGCGAAAAATCGCTGTGCATACCCTTGAAGAACGCCTGACCCTCTTTCTTAATTTCCATTAATTAGGAGTTTTAGAAGTTCTCATCAATCTCTTTTGGTTGGGTAGCATCGTAAGCCACATGGCAATAGCCGCTTCAATCTCAGGCTTCTGAGGTTGGTTGCGTTTCGACATAGCGTCAGCCTTCAAGGTCACCCATTGTTGGTACAACATCTGTACCTCACTCATGGGGATTTCATTGCGCTTTTTGTAACGCTCACGCTTGACGAACATGTATTCGATGTAAGCCACCAAAGCCCTCAAGTAGTATTCAGGCACCAAAGGGACATTGTTCTGGTCAACAGGCATAGCATAATAACGCAGGATGACCGTGTCGTAACCGTTGCTAGGTATGGTGCTGCTAAATACAAGATTGCTGCCCTGACGGCTTACCACGTAATCCTTGTCGTATGCGGTTTGATCATCGTCAGGAACATTGGTCCAATAGTTTGAATCAAAGAATGGATAGGCGACATGGCCATCCGATCCAACTCGTATCGCAATAGAATCAATGTAAACGCAGTCCGATGGAATTGCAAAGTAGTTGAACGGAGACGTGATTATTGACCCGGTCGTATTGGTTAAGTTCAAGGTCGTAAGACCAATGTCCCTAGATCCTTGGAATGCCCATTCGTAGAAGAGAACCCGGTAACGGTCGTTCTCCATGCCCAAGGCAATGGCTGCACTGCTGACGACTTCGTCAATACTTACGGTGTTGTTCATTGCTCTTTAGCCTGTTCTAGGTTGGTGGATTGATACAACTCGGTCTCTCGGATGGATATGCCCGCCAATTGAAGAGCCCTAAACAAAAGTTCGTTGTGGAACATTGGGTCAATCTCAGGATTAACCAATGGAGCGGACGTGCTGATAGCTCTTGGAAACACCACAACCTCGACAAGGTAGGATGACCCGGTTACCGGGGCAGACGGAAAGAACTCAATCTGCCCGAGACTTGTCGTTCCGGTAGTTCCCGACGCATACGAAGAAACAGTGTAAATAGCATTCCTGTTTCCCGTGACTGCCGTATTAAAGGTTCTAAGCCCTTTGTAGACGTTTGAAGCCGCAGTGATGGTCCTAACCCTCTTGGCGCTGACATAATTCGTTGTAGAGCCTGTAGCGGCTTGTACGAGGAAGTTAACAACCTTGTACACTGTGCCTGTACCTAGAGCCGTGTTGACCTGGGCGAAGGTTATCTTAGTGGTGCCCGTAGTAATACCGGTAACGGTTGCCGTTCTGACAAGTGTTCCAATGCCTTGCTGAAAGGCGTCTTCCCTGCTAAAATCAAGAGCATCGACATCTTTTCTATCTTGCTTCTTGGACGGAAAAAGAATCTCGTCAACAAGGCTCAATTGAGCCGTATTGAAGAAATCGTCTTTCTCCGTTGATGTAAAGTAAGGCGAACCAACTTTATCGCAAATGAGGTCAAACCTCGCACTTAGTTCTGCTGCTGTCATTGGGTGTTGCTATCTTTCTTTTAACAAACAACCCAACATATGGGTTCAAAAGAAAAGGGGGCCGAAGCCCCCTTATCCCAATCAAACGAAACTCAATTACTGCTGCGGCCTTCTAGGCTTGGTATGCTTGTTTAGGTCAGCCATCGTTAACTCCGGCTCTTGCTCCTTAGGAGCTTCTTGTGCAGGAGCTTTAACTTCTTCCCTCTCGGAATCCAAGAAACCAATACGGCTTTCAATCATTTCCAACACCTCTTTCTCGTTGACCAATTTACCGATCGTAGAGTTCTCGTCAACACCCAAGGTGTAGCTACCAAAGCGATAGACTCCATCGCCCGTGGTGATGACTCCCTTGCCGACCGCTGTACGCACCAAGTGCCTCATACGGGCCTCCCGGTTCGGGATGTTGTAAATCTTCAAGAACTGCTTAGGATTGCGCTCTGCGTAGGTGAGAACGCCTTCAAAGGCCAATACCTCGTCCTCTTCGTCGTAGAACATTCCGCAAAGCGAAGCAACCTCCAAGAGCCTGCGTCCCTTCAGCTCAGAAGCCAAGGTGAGTGCCTTAGCGTTCAATAGCTTGTCTTCAATGCGTTGCTTAGACTCAACCTCAGGCTGAAGTCTTTTAAACAATGCCGTTCCGTTAAACCACGGAGATTCAGGGTTGTTGGGGTGATTCCCAAAGAAATCCATCAACTCCTTGTTGGCCTTATGAACCAACATAGGTTCGTCAATATTGAAGTGAAAACGCTTGTAGCGTGTACGTCCATCCGGAAGAATAGTTTCCGTAAGGCGATGTACAACACCGTCCAAGGTCTTGTACTCCGAAAAATGAAAAGTGCTTCCGTTTCCTGGCTGCAGGACGAAGAACTCAAAGTCGCTTTGTTTAACTGGCATTGTTTTGAATTTATGACACTATAACACCGAACGCTCAAATTAGTTCCAAAAAGAAAACCCCCACCTTTCGGTGAGGGCTCTCTTCGTAGAACCACTGCGTTTAAGCAGCGTACAACAACCCGTGGTTATTGGCAGCACGGAGTTCCACACCAATGGATGAGTAGAAATCCACGGTGAATCCGTCCTTACCATTCGAACGAGATGCTGAAGCACCGGCCTCAGGAGAGGTGATACCCTCTTGGACCGTACGACGGAACTCGAGGCTCTGACCAAGCAAGTCTTGCTTGTAGCGCAAGTTGATCAGCGGATTGCCACGATCGTCAGTACCCATGTTCAAGAACAACATTGCTTTGTCCCAGTTGATACCAGAGGTAGCAGGAGCGGGGAACAACGCTTCGTTGGCGAATGGGTAGTACAACACGAAGTTCAGAATCTTATCCATGAACTTGTACTTGGTGATGTTGATACCGGTCATCAAGCCTTCGTTACCGAATACTCCGAAGCTGATACCACCATTCAAGGTGTAGTCACGCAAGGCGAACTGAGCGTCAGCGTAGGCAGAGCTACCGCAAAGAACGGTGAACTCAGAACCTTGGCTGTTCAAGCACATCAAGCGAACTTGCTCGGCAAGGTCTGTCTCAGCGATGGCCGAAGAGTAGGTACCTACAACACCGTCAGCGATGACGCGCGGAAGGATACCGTTACCACCAAGGCGACCTGACATTACGTTTCCAGTTGTGGCAGATCCGTTTGACTTCGCAGCCAAGATGTACATCTCGCGGTCCATAGCCATTTCCTGCATGGTCTCCATCTCGTTGATGTAGTAGTAAGACCATTCGCTGTCTGACTTCTTCACGTACTTCATGTTGGAAGCCTGTGTGGTCGAACAAGTCACTGAACGACGCATGATCCCCAAGTACTCATTCACTTGGTTTTCCTGCCATACACGACCGGATGGGCTGTCAGAGTACTCAGTCTGCAAGTTGTAAAGATGAGCAAACTTGATTCCGGATGTTTCAATGCTAGCACCAAAGTTTGATCCAAGAGCTGTGATTGCCAGTGTTCCAGAAGCTCCGTTTCCACCTGCGCCGGTTACAGCAGTGATCACAGCGTAAACGTTGTTTTCAAACCTGATGACGTCACTTGGCAGGAAGGATGCTTGGGTTCCGGATGGGACAGTCACGGTACCAGTAGTCGCACCAGAAGCTCCGGTAGGAGCGGAAGTGGTGGTCACTGATTGACGAAACTTGCCCTTTTCAAACCAGCTGAACACATCGTTACCAACCACAGGGTTCTTGCGACCGATACGGCTCAACAAAGTGGTGATGGTGTACTGAGGAAAGCGATACGTGATGTAGTCGCTGAAGTCGGGTTTTTGGATACCTCCAAAAACGTATGTGCTATCCACATTACCAGTTCTAATGGTATTGGGAGCAGCATTGTTTGGGTTTGTTACATTAACGTAAGCCATTTTGTTTTTTGTTTAAAGTTTAGAATAAAGGTTTTTCCCCTTTCATCAACCTCTCAACTTCGGATTCAACGAGAGAAAGTGCCTTTCGTGGTGTAACCTCAGCGATGTTGGTCGTCTTTGGTTTGTCCACGTTGGACAAGTTTTGAATCACAGCGGCTTTTCCTGAGTTCTTGGCACTGCGTGTAGCGTACTCAAGCACCTTGTCGAACATCTCCAGCTTATAGGCGCTTTGCACCATCTTCTGGAAATCCGGTTCTCCACTAGGCTTCAGGAAGTGCTTAATCTGGAACTCAGTAGCCTTGGCTTTGTCGTTGTAGGTGGTGAGCATCTTTTCGATACTCGCCCGGTCTTGGTCTTTGACCTTGACACGATCTACACGTTCAACGCTCTTGATTGCCTGCCTCAAGTTGTCATCGTAAGCCCTTTGGCTTTGCTCTGCTTGATAAGCAATCTGTTGCTTCTGAGCATCCTGCTGCAACTTCAAGTCCTTTCGTATCCTCTTCGCGTTAAGGCGAATTTGGGTCTCGTCAAGGGAGGCCAGGTAATCATCGAGTTCCTCCTTCGAATCGAAGTCGGACTTCAGCTCATACGACAACAGCTCCACATCGGGAACTGAATCGTAATCAAAGGAAGCCAAGCCCAAATAACCGAGCCAGTCTCCCCCCTGCTTCATGATCTCGTTGGCCTCTCGGATCATATCGTTGGCGAAGACGGTCTTGGTGGATTCTTTCGTTTCCTCCAATTCCTGCTTGAGCTGCTTGAACTTGTCGACAAACTCCGAAGAGCTCTTCACGTCTTCAAGACCCAGCGTCTCAAACTCCGATTGATACTTGGTAACAAAATCATCCGCTACCGGTACCTCCTTGCCTTCGTCAAGGTCAATGTCGAAATTGAGGTCCTTTTCAGGGTTCTCATCAGCATTAACATTTTGACTGCCGTCTTCGTTTGCTTCGGGCAATTCTGGTTCGTCATCCACATCTGCGTTCACGTCAACATCCGCAGGAACCTCGGGCTCTGCGGGTGTTTCTAACTGCGCAGCAGGCTCGTCTACAATGCCTTGCGCTCTCAATGCGGCAAGTTCGTTCTCGTCACCACCGGGCATACCGGTAGATGCGTTGCCCTCCAGCTTCTGGAGAGCCAACAGTTCTAAATCTTCCATAAGTTTTTATTGGTTTTTTGTTCTTTCAATGCCTCCATAATGAGGTTGAAGTTTTGTTCTTGCTCCTTTTTGAGCATGTCGAGCTGAGTTTGTTGTTCCATAGTGCGGTTCTTTAACTCTTCTCTTAACATCTGAAGTTGACCTTTGTTCTCAGATCTAGCTCTATCCACTTGGATTTGCTTTTCCGTATCACCCAGAATCTGCTGCTGTGTAGCTTGTTGCTGCATCATCATCTGTTGTTCTTGAGCTTGCTGCGCCTGGGCCATCTTCCTATCCGTCAACGCCAAGAACTTCTTCACGCTTTCCTTCGTGTCAGGGTTAAACAACAACACCATCGCTTCAGCAATGCTTAGGCTGTTGGCCTGTACGGCAGCGCTGACAAGTTGTTCAAACTTCTGACGGTTGTTCATGATGTCGTCCGAATTGACCTTTACAAAGATGCCGTAGTCCTGCAAAGGAACATCTTCGTCCACCTCCATGATGTCAACACCAATTTCCGAAACAATAGGCTCGTATTGGTCCTTTAGGAACGGGAATATCGTTTTGATGTAGTTGGCGTACTTTTGCAACAGTTCGTTCTCAAATATCTCAAAAGCCTTGTTTAAAGGCTGTGTAATCAAACTGCTCTGCATAACCGCCATCTGACTGACTCCCACCAAAGCATCGCCCTTTTGAAAGCCCTGCCTAGCGTCGTTAATCCCGGAGACCTTGTCAATCTCCATGTCGATGTAACTAGCCAAGTTCAAGTACAGGGTGATGGAATTGGAGATTCCCGTGTCAATGCTTGGGAATGGATTTCCCGCAGGAGGAACACCCTCTTGACCACTGCTCGTAAAAGCAATACCAGCGGTTTTCAAGTAGTACATTACGTCCTGAAGCTGAAGATTGTCAGGCTTGTAACGCAAGTCATACACAAAACCCTTACGGCCTGCTGAAGACATCTCCTGCTGTACCGTGTACATAATCAGGTCTTTGAACTCCTGCAAAGCAGAAAGTTCCTCAACCTTGGACACCGTCCTGAAGTTCGTGTACTGCGGAGAGATAATCGTGTAGCTGTACTCAGCCCTTACCGGGTTATCTACGCTGTCCCTTACGATGTTGTTGGCTTCGCCCCATTCCTTTACAATACTAGAACCCACCAAGGTGGCTTTCCTGATTGTTTCAATGTTTCTTTCTTCAATTTTGCCACCAGCTTCTTTTTCCTTGTCGCTGAGTTTACCTTTCTCGCCTTTGGCTAATATTTTGACGTGCTCACCGCCATATTGGTCCACAGTGACCTTGGCTTTCACCTGACGGATGTCCCTCCACTCAGCGTAAAACACCAAGCACATAAACTGGTTGTTCACCGTGATGTAAGGCAGCAAGAAGTTGGTGCCGTTCTGCGAATAACCACCCCACAGCCAAGAACCTTGGTCGTAGCGGATGGTGTTGAGCTCTTGCAGCGTTAAGCCATACGTGTCGCAGACCTCGGTAACCGGAGCATATCTCCACTCACCAATGAATGCCGATGTGCTGAAGCTATCGTCAAAGACATACGGATCCGCAATGACATACCTCGGGTCAACCCTGCGGATATGCGGCTTTCCGTATCTCAGTTCGTGCTTGCCAATCGCCCTGCCGACAATCAATATGTCCCTCCAAAAGGCCAACCTCGTCTGAACGTATTTGTCCCTCTCCACCTCGTAGCGCAAGATTGAATCCATCGTACGCTCAATAGGCTCCTTGTAGGAAGACTTCATGTACAACTCCAACTCCTCCTCGGAATACGGCATAAAGGCCGGTTCCTTCATCTGAATGAGTTCACCGGTTGGATCAATCTGCGGCATCACCGTGGCCATAATCTTCTCAGCCATGATCTGAGCCTTCTTCTTCATCTTGCGTGACACAGCGTCACGGTTCAGCGTCTTACAGCTTACGTCCAGCTTCTGTACTGCCACCTCTCCTTCCAACAAGTTAATCTTGTTGCGGATCTTGTTGAAGTTAATCCACAAAGCCGGTAGGCTCTTGCCGTTGTAATCTTTCTGAAGGAAGTCAAATTTCTTGGACAAGTCGTAGTCTCCGTTGTAGAAGTTCATGCTCTTGTCCATGGCGGTGTACAGGTTCGGGATGTACCCGTTAGCCACAGTCTGCCCAAGGATGGCCAAGATGGCGTTTTTGTGGTAATCCTCGCCCTTTTGGGAATCGGGAACCCACATGTTGGGAAATGTGGTCTGTATCGCTGTTGCGCTCATTTACGTTCTAGTTTGCCTGCTTTGTTGGTGACGAAGTCCATCCCGGCAAAAAGGTTGTCGTCCGTCTTTTTTCTTAACAAACGGCTTTTGGATGCGGTTCGTAAGTTTATCAAAGTTAAGCCCCAAGCATCCACTCGGTCATACTTTCTCTTTCGGTTCTCTGGGTTGTAATTCGCCAAATCTGCCAATAAGTCTCCATAAAAGTACTGCTCGATGTTGTTGGAGATGTCATCGTCAAGGATGCCAATCATCTGATCCTGAATCATTTCGTCCATATACACTCCGTATTCCACGCTGTTCCCAGGTCTGGCTAATTTTCCAATCTTGGGTGGTTTTTTCGCCAAAAACCTTGTCAGCTCTCTGTCCTGGAAGTAAGCGATCATCCTAGCTCGGTTTCTTTCAATCAGTACCGTGCATGAATTTTTCCTGCTGTAGTACTCCAACGCTAAAGCACATTGCTCGTACGCCTCGTTCATATCCTTAGGCTTTGCCGTGTACTGAAGTACCGCCCCTTGGCTAGCTGTTTCCTCATCCAAAGACAAACCTTTGGCAATAAAGAACGACAAGTCTGAGCCAACGCCCTCTTTCTTGGCACCATCCGTAGGGTCACAGCCTGCTGCGTACAGCACATCGTCTTCCGGCTCTTCACGCATAATGATGTCCCCATCTTCTTTTGGGATAAACACCACCTTGTCACCAGACTTGCGGAACAAACCACGTTTAAGCATCGGAGGATTGGTGTCCAAGAATCCCATTCGGTTGTTGAGTAGTTCCACGTCAAAGGGTGATTCTCCTACCTGAATGAACATCTCTTCAGGTTCCAAAGGGTATTGCACCACAAAGTCGTAGTAACGCTTCATGGACTGCTTTTTCTTCTTCTCACGCTCGCTAAGGATGTACTTGAGGCCCTCAATAACATTCTCATTGCCCATGTCCCCTTCAATCATAAAGCCACTCCAACCGGCAGCAAAATACCTCAGCAATCCGTAGCTCTCTGCGTTGTACCAAAAGTCTTTGAAGTCATCCCCGTTCTCCGCTGCGTCTCCCGCCGTACCGGCAAGGATGGGTACACCCTTTCTCGTTACCCCGTCGTCAGCCGCTAAAGCCGGTTCGGTATACGACCAGTTCTGCTTCAGCTGCCCAGGCAACCACTTTCCGGGCTCTTCGTAAACCACCATGCGCATACCAGCTCCCTCAAAGGACGTTGGTTCTGGAGATCTGCCAAAGATTACCGAGTTAAGACCAACCTTCTTGATGTTGCCGTCTTTGTCTCGGATCTTCTTGGCTAGTTCCAACCTGGACGCTGAGTTCCCCGCCATCGACGTAGCCCTTAGAAACTGCGGGAGGTTGTTGTAACCGGTCTTCAGCACGTCGTTCATAAACTTCTTCATGTCCTCCTCGGTCTTGGAGGTAAAACCAATCTCCGAGTAAGGATTGTGGATTGCCGTGCAGTACATGGCATTAGCCAAGCTGTAGGACTTACCCCAACGTCTTCGCCCACCCAGGATAACCCCCTTGCCGGTATTGTCGGCATAAAGGTCAGAACCACCATAGAGGCAAGACTCAATCAAGTTGAAGAACTCGGCATTGCAACGTCGAAACTCCGGAGAGATAAGCCCTCCGTTCTTGGACTTCATCTTCCAAAAGTAGGTGTACATGTACATCATCCCACAGATGCCGTTGTAACCAAACCTAGTCCTACGTATCTGTTCGTTCTCCCACTTAGACTGCTCGGTCTTGTTGGAGAAACTCGGGGTGATCATACGCTGAGGCTTGTACATGGACATGTCAAGCTGACCAATCTTGTCCAAATAGTACTTAACCCTCTCGTTGACGTCGTAAGCCTGGTTGTACAGGAAGTCAATAAGGCTCTGCTTCATGCGTGGAAATCGTCAATTGCCGACATGCCACCTACCTCGCCGTCCTGAACTTGCTCCATGTTCATCTCGTTGTTGATGAGCAATTCAATGGCCTTGCGCTGTTTGGTGAGGTCTATGAGCGAAGCAGAGAGCTTCTTGATCTCATCCGCCTCCAAGTTAGCAGCGTCTTTGAGTCTTTTGCGGATTTCTGACAAAGCAGCTTCTAAAGCCTCCAATGACTCCCTTTCGGAGCCAATGCCCTGCATCTCGTAGTATGCCTGGATGTACTTGTCCATCTTGTCCTTTCGGATGGACGCCACGGAGCCAATGGCTCGCTGGTAGCGTTCGTCAGGACCGAGGTTCTTGTAAGGGGATTTCCAATCCGCATAGAGGGCTACAAACTTAAACTCGTCCGACGTAATGCCCTTAAACTGCGGTAGGATGGAAAGGTGAGGGTTGTCTTCAAAGACGTCCTCTTGACTTATCTTGAATAGCATGCACTATTAACCAAGACTCGGTGTCTTGGTTCTAGCCGAAGAACTTAATCTCAATATCCCAAGGCTGAGTTATGGTTGATGGAGCAACTGGCGTTGTAGACGCAGTCCATGCGGATATAACAATCTTATTTGGTTGCTCCGTAACAGTTCCGTAGTTAATTTTTGGGTGAACGTTATTGGTATTTACTTGAGCTCCAGGCTGAATCGTTATATTAAAACTACCGATATTACCCGTGGTTAATACGCCAGGAAAGTCAAGAACCCAGGCTCCCTGAGTAGTTCCGTTTCCTTGCACCGTGCCAGAGAAATAAGTTAAAGTTGGCGTAACCCCTATCGTGTTGTATAGCGTTGTAAAGGTATTCGTGCCTGTAACCGGAAGAATTGATCCAATAAATTCCTTGTAGCCCTTTTCTCCAGCAAAGGAGTTTGCCACAACCCCGGTCAGCGTAGCTGCCGTGGTAAACACCACAGGTGCGCTAGCGGGTTGATTCATCTCCACCCTTCTAGCTGTTGTATCGTCAAAAACTTGCGTGATGTAATCGTCATTTACTAAGACCTCGCCAAGAGACACCACTTGCTTGTTTACAGCAGTAGGAGATCCAATAGAAGTCAATCCAAAGGTTGACTTAACCGTAGCCAATGTGTTGTTGGCAATGCGAGACTCTCCGTTGGTTAAAACCAACAAGGTCTTCGTGGATTGCGTAGCATACGCATAGACTACTTGGTTCTTGTTGATAGCACCTGGGGAGTCTGCAACGCTTTGCAGATTTTGAAAGGAAAAGTTGAATAGTTGACTCATGTCAGGTTAAGGATTTAGAATCCGGGTATAATCGTTCCAAGCGCTGTAGTAGAAGCCAAAACCAAGTTATCTGGGGTATCCAGGTAGATTTCCGAAACAACCCCTGTGACACCCGCGTTAATGAACCTTTGATCGCTTGCAATGACACCGGCAGACTTTAGGTTCTTGAAACCAATGATGCAACCCGCTGCCCCACTTGCCGACGCATTAAGCACACGGTTGTTGCTGATGAATGCCAACGGGAACGCAACAGACAGCGTTTTAATAGCGTTGTTGGTTGTAGCCACTGTGCTTAACGCTGTAGGTGTGCTCGTAATAGCAAAATCGTATTTCTTGCCATTAAAGATGTACTCCACGTTGGAAGAGTCTGAAGCCGTAAGGTAAGCCACAGCAATGTTTTCGATGTTGACAATAAAAGTGCCCGTAGCTGTGGATACACCCCCTACCGGAGCGTCGTACTTGCCAATACCGCTCACCGAACTGGTTACTTGGGTAAGGGTACCGGAAACACCCGTAAGAAGCGCATAAGACCCGGTAGTAATGGTTGCTACCCTTTCGGCACCAACCGACTCATCGTAGAACTCTACGTATCGGTTAGACCCGCTACCCGCATAAGCCCACTTGAAGTTATCCGAAGAAATAGCACACTCACGAAGAGTGTTGCTTGTTAAAGCAGTACCGTTGTTGTTGATGACCTCGGTAAAACGAATTGCACTTGCCATAGTTTTGTTAGTTCTGCATCATTAACAATATGGCTTTGGCTATGGTTCACTCCTCGTCTTCGCCAAAGACGTCGTCAAAGCCGTGGTCAATCTCAATGATCGCGCCAAGCATCGTGAGCAACTTATCGCAGAAGTCCTCGTCCTCCCAATCAATCATCCCCCAGTAGCATACCGAAGGGCAGTCCATGCTCTCCGTTTCAAACGTCTTGGTCTCATCGTCGTAATCCACAATCTGAGCAAACTGAACGATGCTGTACCGATCGTCGTTATGCGGCACCACCTTGTGCGTAGCACTCTCCCAATACCCAGGTCCATCCGACTCTTCGTCAATCCAAGATCTTCTCTTGAACTCAAAGCCGTAGCTTGTTAGAATATCCCTTTCCCTACTCATTGTCTAGAATCCTCCTTTTGTAGTTGCTTGACTCTACCAAAGAAGCGTAAAGCCTCTCAAACTCCGGTAGACCCGTATGCACCATCTCCTTGTACAAGTCAAAGTCCATGTTCTTGATGTACATGGCATGCTCCTGCAAGACCGGTAGAAACCCAATCTCAGGGTTGATTGCCAACCTTTGGTGGTAATCCTCCATCAACTCCACAATAACGCCAGGATGACGGTTCAATAAGTAATTCTGCATAATAACCCAATAACAAGACAATCCTAAGTTAGTTTCCCAATCTGGCTATCCAAGTACAAAAACTTTGTCCTATCCCCCACAAAAGCCATCTTATGGTTGATTAGGTAGTCTTTTCCAGCCTTTACAAGCAAACCCTCCCTTACCAAGGCGCTCAAAGCCTTGTGGTACGCGGATCTATCCATAGGCTTAGCGAAGCACATCTCATGCCAGTCATTGTACCCCTGAAAACTCAATTGCAGCTCTCTAGAGCCACGTTTTAACTTAGAGAGTACATACGTTACCAAAAACATTTCGGATGGCTTAAAACGGTTTAAAACCTCTACACCGGGCATAAACAACTTGACGAACCTCCCATTGTCCCAATTTGCCCTGCCGATAACGCTTATTCGCTCATCTGCAAAAAATGACTCTCCTGTATCTGGGTCTACCAAATTCCTCTTTCTAGAATACTTTGTCATGCTACAAATATAACCATTTTTGCTAAAATTGTTTCCCAATTTGTGGTG